TAAGTTTATTCTCTGTTAAGAATTTTCTTAAGTTAAAGTTATCTTTCATATTATTAGTATTATTATTATTATGCTTCTGGTTCTTCTGCTGGTTCTTCAAAATCTATCTCTTCACCGCCTAAGTCAGCTTCTCCTTCTTCTCCTCCTAGAACGCCTCCTTCATCTCCTTCTCCTTCTTCACCGCCTGTTGCGCCTCCTTCTCCACCAGGAAAGTCTCCTCCGCCACCGCCACCGCCTCCGGTGTCAGTATCAGCAGGTTCTCCTTCTCCAGCTCCACTCATTGGTCCTTCTTTATATAGGATAGCTAATTTATCTAATGCCTGTTGATAATCACTTATCTTATTTATATAATATCTTTTACCCATTATTTGAGTTTCAAAGCCATCACCTAACCATTTCATAATATACTCTTGACCGTTTTTAAGATTGATTCTAAACTCAGTAGGTCTAGGAGATATCCAATCTATACTATCTACAAACTCTTTAAAGTCTTCAGTCTGTAGTTTAATAATAGCTGCTTTTAGAGTAGGAAACTTAGCTAAGATAGTATCTGTAGCGTCTTCTAATATAGTTTCTTCTGGAGCACTTGTATCTGGTTCTTCTTCTGGTGTAGGTTCTTCTTCATCTTCTACTTCATCTAGCATAGATTCACTTACATAGCCTCGTTTTTTTACATATGCCATATATTCTGCAAACTTTCTGTCATTTTCTTTTTCGTCAAAATCATCATCGTCATCATCTAACTCTTTATTAATATCTTTGACGATAAAATTACCAATAGCATCTCCATCAGGAAAGCCCATCTTAGCTAGTATAGGATTTTCTTCTTTGACGTAATTTAAATCAACTTGTTCTCCTGCTACATCAACATTAATTTCAAATTCTTTTCCAGATTTAGTATCTACAAGTCTATAAAACATTGTATCAGATATAGATGATTGGTCGTTAGCAAATATTTTTATATTTTTTACTTTACCAACAGTCAGTTCATCTCCTCTTTCTTCTTTTATAAGAGTAGCGTGTTTAACGAACATTTCATGTAGCTCTGCTAAAGATGCTCTATTTCTAATTAAAGAATATTGATCAGGTCTTTCAGTTCTTAAGTATCTTTGTAATTTTCTAAAGTTAGTTCTTATAAGCTCAAATAAATCTCTAGCTGCTTTATCAGTTCTAACATCTTTATCTCTCATTAATGATTTTATATCTTCAACAATATCTTTAAAATCATCATACATTTTTTCAAATGATGCTATAGGAATAACTTTATGAGTTACTTCTCCAGTTTCTTTATTTTCACCATCAAACTTCATATATCGAGACATGTCATTACTGAAGAAATCTTTAGGATGTAGTTTACCGTATCTTTTTTCGATAGCAGCTACAAACTCCTTTGGAAGGTCTTCTAGCTTTTTACGCTCTTGAATAGCAGCATATTCTTCTAAAATAAGTTTTTCTAATTTATGCATTACTTCTTTTTCTTTTTGTAGCCTTTATGCCAATGCTCGTTAGAAGTTTTAACATCTAATTCACTTACTGGTATATCTAATACTGTCTTTCCGTTTTCGAATAAAACATCATAATGAGTAACTACGTATTTATTTCCTTCTTTTACTAATGTGTGTTTTTCTGGAATGGTATTACCTTCACCATATTTTTCGTGGACTACTTTAGCAGCACAATCATGTTTATATCCAGGAGCTGATTCTTTGGATAATTTATCTAAGTATTTAGCTTGATTGCCATGTCCTTTAACAGACTTCTTTAATTGCTTTACAATCTTCTTAACTTGGCTTTTTTCTTTTTTATCAAGTTCAGCTTCTTCAACACCTTTAGTATTGATGAATATATGAGTAATATGATCTATGATTTCTTCTGCTGCTTCTCTAGTAGAGATATCGTCCTCATTAGCCATATTAATTATAATGTCATTAATAGCATCTCCATCTCCTCTACCTTCATCTAATTCTTGACCTTTACCTATATTGGAAGCTTTTTTAATCTTTTCTTGTTCAAGCTTCTTTTTAATATCTGTAAGTTTCTTTAAATGAGGTACTACTGATTTATCTCCTGCTTTATATTTTTTAGCAAGTCTTTTCATAGTATGAATTGTAGTATCATAAAGATCGTCTACATTTCTGCCTTCTTCTATATCATCTCTTCCATCCAACATAGCCTCTAATTTCCTAATAGCCATTTCTAATGCTTCATCTTCTGATATTTCTGCTGTATGAGCTAGATTTCTGATTACTTGTTCTAAGTCTTCAAAAGCTGCTCTTACAAATCTATCACCATCTACTTCATTTACATTTTCATTTTCAGCTTTGAGTTTTAGAAGTTTACTTGCTGAATGTCTTTTGATTTTACCGTTATCTACTAATTCAAAAAACTCTTCAAAATCATGACCGGACTTTTTGTGTAGTGCTTGAAAAGAAGCATGTAAAGACTCTATACTATATTTTTTAGTATTTGGAAAATCGTCTGCTAAAGAATCTCCATATTCAGTAGATAAGTATTCTCTTTCAAATTCTTCGAGATCACTTTCTTCATTTACTTTATCGGTATAAGCCATATTAGTAGGATCGCCTTCTGAAGGTTTAATTTTAGTAGTCATACCGTCTCCTTCTAAAGCTAATTGATCTATAGCAGGTTGTTTTTCTTCTGAATCTAAATAATGATATGCTTTTTGCATATAGTCTTTAGCTAATATTAACTTAGATTGCCACCAGTTAGGAAAATCTACTTCACCATCGAAGTTATCATACTTTTGTAATTTTTTAACTAACTTAGCTGCATATTGAGCAGTTTCAAACGCTGTTGATTGTAACATATCAGGTTCATCATCTTCATGCCCGACATCCATATCTTCTTTTTTAATCATCTCTTTTTCTTCTGACATTGGAATATTAGTATCTAAAATTTGTACCATATCACCTTCTAAATCATCTAATAGACCTGGATCATAATCTTCTTTTTTAAAGTACATAATTATACCGTCTGGGTCGTCGTTTATTTCATAATCTATATCGTATATATCATTAAAGATAACTTGAGCTTTATTTTGAGATGCAGCATCTTTAGATATTTTAATATAGTACATATTATCAGGAGCTTCTTTAATATTTTCTCTCATTGTAGAAAAATGTTTAATTAGTTCATTTTTTAGTACATCAACGTTAACTAAAGCCTCTCCTGAAGGTTTTACTCCTACATCTACTAATTCTTTATCGAAAGAAAAATCAGTTAGGTGTAACCTATCATCAGTTATATAAAATGAGAATTCATCTGTTGCTATATCTTTTTTATACTCTACATAAATCTCAAAAGAATTAGGTTCTATTCTTTTAGCTTTCATAGTACCTATTTCATCACCTGCTTCTTTTAAAGCTAAAGCTACTGCCTTACCTACTTTTTTGGCAATACTTTTAGTTTCATCTATTGAAAATTTTATATCTTCTTTTATTTCTTGACCTTTTGTTGTATCTATTCCTGTAATATTAGGATCACTTTTTAATCCCATAGCTGTTTTTCTGTCCATTTTAACTACTTTAGTATCGCCAGTCTTATCAGTAACAAACATAGTTTCTTCTGATTCAGCTATCTGTTTTTGTAAAGATTCTCTTAAGAGAGTAAGTTTTATGGTAGTTTCTTCTAAATCTGTGGTGGGTGTAGTTTTATATGCTCCGTTTTTAATTTTTTCTAAAGTAGATTCACATTTAGATAAACGGTCGTTTAGTTCTTTATAGGTCATCTTTAGTTGTTTATGTAGGTATATAGTATAAATAGATTAACTATTCCAAATAACGTTTTTGAACTTTTCCGGAGTTAGTCCGAAATAGTCTGTTCGCCATTTGGTCTGATCGAAAAAATCAAGGTTAATCCATTCATTTTTCTTTTTCCATAATTTATTAGCTATTTCATCCCAATCTTGATTAAGAACAAAGTACTCTAATTCTTGTTTTTTTTCCATTACAGCATCATATTCAAAAGCATCCCATTCATAATGAAATACTTCAAATACAGCATCAGGAGATACATAATCTATCGAAATATCTATACCCCATTTAGGTTTCATCTTTGTAAGCTTATATAGCATTGGATTAACATCCGCAATGGCTTCCAATTGATCATATGCATTAGATTTAAATCCTTTCCTTTCAAATATATCTGAGTGATTAATATGAGCTCCTTCTCTTTTATCCCATACGAACCAATCGTATCTTAGACAATCTTCATGTCTTCTCTCTATAGGTCGGAATCCATTCTTAGATAAAAAGACTTGTTCAGCCTTTGTAAGATGATAACCATTTTGATCAAATAAGTCTACACATGTACTATCTTTTAGTACCTCTATCTCGTCAGAGGGGTCTAAATAGTAACCTTGTTCGTGAAGCTTATTATCAGTTAATGTCATTTCTTACCGCCTTTCATGTTAGCACACCAGTGGTACATTTTTCCTTTTTCACCACCGTATTTTTTAGCTTTAGCTCTGAGTGAAGATACTGAGCCTTTACATGATGCTCCTGATTTTTTAACTCTGCCTGGTCTAGACTTACCTTTCTTTTTACCGTCTTTGTAATTTTCTCCTAATAGCTCTTCTATCATTACTTCTCTAACTAATTGAGCTAATTCATTTTTACTTGAAAGATACGCAGCTATAGCCATCTCTTTTCTTTTCTTTTGAGACTTTCCTTTAAATTGAGGAGCATTAGATTTTTTAAAATCATCTACATAATCTCCAGCGTCTGCTTTCTTTCCTAATGGCATATTATTAAGTTATAGGTCCTCCTCCTACCCAAGCATCACAGGATCTAGCACCTGCACACTTAAACCAGAAGAATTCACAGAACCCTATATTTGATTGTTTTACAATTTTTTCTCCTTGTTCCCCAATAGCCTTAGCTATCTTTTTAAGAGTACTTGGCTTTTGATTAAAAGCCGAACAATTACTACATCTAGAAGTTTTAGCATGCTCTACTGTAGTATCCCACATTTCAGCTTTATCTTCCCAAAACTTTTTAGAGCCTTTTTCGTCTTCAGGATTTAATGGACCGTATCTATACTCTTTTACGGTTACGTTTCTACTCAAAGTATTAAGATCTAAGTCAGTAATAGAGTCCATAGGTTTATTTTTTTTAAACCTCATCTCTTTTTCTTTTCTTAAAGCAGCAGGAGTGTTGTTTAGCCCATAGTCTGAAAGTTTACCTTCTATGACTAATTCTTTAATTACGTCTTTTAGTTTCATTTTTGTCCTTTCCAAATTTCACCTCTTCTACATCTAACTACTGCCCCTGAAGCATAAGCTGATGGCCAGGTATCATATTTACGTTTAGCTATTCTAGTACATCTATCGTCTTTTTCTTCTAGAGTGTTTTTATTTTGCATTTCAGCTATAGTACCTACAGTTAGGTTACGTATATCCTCTTTAGTTACTTTTTTATATCCAGATCCGTAAGGTGCTGCTTTACCATCTTGAGGGTCAGATGTTTCAGTATATTGAGTTACCTTGGGTACTTTAGATCTCATTTTATCTTTAGGGTCACTAAGTCTAGCTCCTCTTTCTTTAGCATCTTTAGACATTCTCCCTTTAACTAAATTACCTGATTTAGTAAAGTAATGTCCTGCTGGAGCTCCTTTTGTTTCTTGCTTTAGTGCATTACCTGCTTTTTTAGCATCTTTATATGCATTAGAGTTTTTATGAGAAGATTTTTTTCCTGCTTTTTTCTTAGCATTAATATTAGCCCAAAGGCCTTCTTTCTTAACTGTTGCTTTTTTTGTATTTTTCACGACTGTCTTTCCTTTACTCCCTGCTTTCTTTTTCTTTGCAGCAGTAGCGGCTCTTTGGCCTTTAGTTAAACTCTGTGCTTTTGCTTTTGGTAAACACCTGTCAGGGTTCTTTTTATTTTTAGAAGTACCGCAAGGTCCTGCTATATTACCAGAAGAAGAGATACGAACCCATTTCTCTTTTTTAAACCAGTCTCTTAAAGACTCTAATGTAATATTTTTTACTTCACTACTGGTCATTATTGTCCTATAGTTTCTGAATGCATCATTAACATTCTTATTACAATTCCTGCCATTATACCAAAAATTATCCATAAAGCTCTGTTAACTCCTGCTTTCCAGCTTTGAAGTTCATTTAACTTACTTAAATTATCAGCATAAAGCTCAGCTCTAGATTCATGGTATATACGACTTTCAGTATTCTTATTAGTATTTACTATGACCCCATCGTCAGGATTAAGTAACGTACGTTTTAAATCTGATACGTCCTCTTTCATTTTTTGAAAATCATTAGCCATCTGCTTTAACTCTCCATTCGGCATGTGAGTTTTAACATGTTTTATTTCTGCTAATACAGATTCAAGTAAATCTTTTTGGGTCATTGCAAATAGTTTATTATAAATATATAATTTATTCTAAACGTTTACGTACTAAGGTAGAATATTCTAAAACTTTTTTAGTAATAGTTTCCTCGTATTGTTTTTTATTATGTTTCCAATCTTCTACGTCACCTTGCTCAGTAACAAATGTATCAACTTCAGATATTTTATCTTTTAACCATAATTCTAAATCATATAAGAAGCCTTCCATATTATTCTGCATCATTTGCTTCTCATACTGTTCAAACAGTCCTGCTTTCCTTAAAGAACTTTCGTATTCAACTGTACAAGGATCAAAACAAAAACCATGAATACGGTACATCTTTTTAGCTAAATGGTGTCTTAAAGGACCCCCGCATTTAGGACAAGTAAGTGGTAATCTTGATGCTGACTTAGCTTTATCTAGCTTAGTTATATTCTGCTTAAGACCATTTTTTATAGTCCAAGTTTTGCCATTTTCTTCCCATATGTCTCCCTCCGTATGGTGTTCAGAAGATTTTCTGTACCCAAGTTGGGTTTTTGTTTTAGCAGTAAAATCTTTTTTAACTAAGTTTCTTACCCTTTCAACGTCTGATTTTTTAAACTCTTTTTTTAGTAAAGATTCACTCATAACCTAACTCTTTTAATTTTTCTAATACATGGTTAACGTTTCCGTCTTTACATCTAATAGCTATACCGCCTTTAGAAGCCCATTCATTTATATTTGATTTTTTATCGTCTATTAATATACTATTTTCATTTGCGTATCTCTGCTTATCTTTTGAATATGCAAAAATAACTTTTGGTTTTGGATTGAGGTTATTTTTAACCCATAAATTCTTACCGAGTCGAGAATTGTTATCTCTAGAAGGAGAAGTAAGTAAATGTGGTCTATAAGGAGAAATAAAATTCCATAACTCTTTACCTTGGGGCATAAAACCCATACCCACCCAAAATCTTACACCTACTTCTACATCTACAAGATTCCAAAAAGCAGGTAAACCTTTTTGCTTCTCATATTCTTGTGGATGCATACCAGTAAAATGTTCAAACCTTCCTTCAAAGTTAGTTAAAACTCCATCCATGTCGCAATAAATTTGATATGGAGGTTTTTCTTTTTGTTCTGGGATAGGGTAAGCTTCCAATAAGTCTACTATACTTGTATTCATAACCTTTGTTTTATTCCTAATGCAGGTAATCTTTTTCTCATTAAGTTTAAAATATTTTCATAATCATCTTTAGGAAGATTTTGATCATCAAAATATTGTTTAACTACGTCTGCAAAAGGACGTTTTTCTTTTTTAGCACGAAAATACATTCCTTGAATATTCGCATCAACTTCTTTTGCTAATTTAAAATAATCTCCTTTAGGTAGTGCTCCAGTTTTTACTAATGCTCTTACTAGTGAATCATCATCCATATATTTACCTGATTTAAGGTTATCAGAATCACTATGGGTAAGATGTTCTATTTCATGTCTAACTATATCTTTTAAAGTAAAAGCTATATCTTTGAATGCATCAGGTACTTCTTTAGGGTTGTACGAGACTATAACTCTTATACTATCATTCTGTTCTCCGGTTTCATCATAATCAGCATCACCATCAACAGCAAAATATTCGACTGAGCCGGTAGGTATAAAATCACCAAAAACATTAAAATCTAAATCATCGGTTTCATAATTTTTATAAAAAGAAGTTTCGCCATTTTTTAAAGACTTAAACAAATCAGAGGATACTTGATTACTTATTTTATCATATCTTCCTTCAGCCATAACCTTTTTTTTATTTTTGTAATTATCTTCCCAGTTTCTGAAAGTAATATTTCCTTTTAAGTACGCTTCTTTTTCTATCTCTAACAGATCATCATCTTCATTTGTATTAGTAGTACCAATATTACCTAATCTACCTTCTAAGTTTTGCATATGATGAATCATCTCGTGTACAAAAGATCTTACTATATCTTTAGGATGTCTACCTTCTACAAATAAAACTATTTCTTTTACATTAGGATCATAGTAAGCAGTTTTGCCAAAAAAGTTTGAGGCATTAGCTTCGTCTCTATTGATCTTTATTTCAGGTAAAGGAGTTACTTTCATACCCTCATCTATCATATACTCTAATACTGAAGCCATATATTTAGTATATTTAGGAACTTCAGATTTTTCAGTAACACTTTTTGAAAACGGAGCTTCAGATGTAAACATTTCCTCAAAAAGATTTTCCATCTTTTCGTTCATTATTTCGGATATGATATTATCTTTAAGCATCTTTAATATAGATAGTAGTTCTTCTCTATTAAGTTGCGAAGGAAAGAAGTCTCTTAATTCATCTAAATTACCACTTAAAGCAGCTTGTCTCAATTGTGAAGCCCTTACATTATTTCCTTTAGCAGCAGGTATAACTAAACCCTGTACATGAGGAGTATTTGTAAAAGTAGTAATTCTTCTTAAATCGATTAAATCTTCTTCACTCCTTATTCCTGTAATAGCATAAAAGTTATCATTAGTATTTGCTTTAGCATAATCTTTAGCAGCAAACATAGGATTCTTTTCACCATCCATAACTTCTATTCCAGGTAAATATTTAGAATATATTTTCCATATAGCTATAGATTCTCCTTTAGTTATTCCATTTCTTTCTCCTCCTCCAGGAAATACTATTACCTTATTAATTTTATCTACTATACTCTTTTTTCCAGAAAGAGAAGATGAACCAGCATCTTTATAATTATCTTTTGTATATACCTGACCATTATGAGTACCGTTAAGTAAACTTTTAACGACTTCGAAATGACCTCTATGAGGTGGTTTAAATGCTCCTGGATATAATGCTATCATATTTATAAATCTTTGGGAAGAGTTTCATCTTCTAAGTCAAATCCGTGATCGTCAACTCCACATACCGAATCAGCAAGTTTTTTAAGTTCTTCTTTTGAATTAATAGTAGTCACACTTTCTACAGTTACGTTTTTACCATCGGTTATAATACTGAAATTTTTATTCCAATTAGTAACCGCTCTTTTACACATACCGTTTTTAGCTACTGAAAAGTGCATAGGATTTTCTACTCCTTCTACAGCATTTAAATAATAAGCAATTTTATTACTATCATACTCTTGTTTAAATTTTATATCTTCATTATCCACAGCTGCCTGTTCAGGATCATCGTCAAAAACATAATCCATTATCTCTAATCCTTCTTTAATTTTTACTTTATGTAAATAATAAGGAAAAGGTATTTTAGATTCCATATAAAATATTCCTATAGCTCTATCTAAAGCTTGTGCTATAGTACCTACGTGAAAAGTTGGATCACCAGAAAAACTACTCTTTCTATCCGACACATGGTAACTAATTTCAGGTAACACTTTAGAAGGTGCTTTTATTCCCGTTTTTTCAAGTAATATTTTAGATAGTTTTATCATAAAAACGCTTGTACTTTTTGATCTATTTCAGCAGGAGATGAATGTTGTAGTAATTCTTGAAACGTAGGATTAAATACCATATCAGCAATACTATCTAATACTGCGTCATTATCTCTATCAGTATTAACTTTTTTATCTCTATACTTTTTAACTACATCTCTTAACTTATCTTCTCCAGGTCCAGTACCTATCTTTTGATAAGTTTTTAAGAAAGCTGTTTTAAGAGCTTTATCTTCTGATCTATTATCTTTATTCCAATCTACGTTTACTACAGCTTTGTTAAATTCTTGCTCTTCTTCTTGAGACATTACTACTGGTTTGAAGAAAGAGCTTTTACCTGCTCCTGTTTTTTCATTATAAGCTTTTAAGTAATCTTTTATTCCTGTAGTACCGTTTTTAGCTGCAGTATTAAATGCTTCTATTTCTTTTTTAAATTCTCCTCCTCTATCATTTACAAAAATAGAAAGATTACCTTTAAGTTTCTTTTTAAAGTCTCCTATCTTTTGATAAGCGTTTCTCCAAGTTAAAAAAACTGAAGAAGCAGGTATGTTTCTACCTCTTTGAAAGTTAGATATATAAGATATCATAGGATGAGTATACACCATAACCATATATACGTCATAACCGCCTTTAAGAAGCTTGTTTAAGTTTTCATCAAACTTAGCCCCTGATGCTGTAGTATCCCAAACTAGGCTAATTTTATCTTCTGCTGCTGCTAGTACGTCCTTCTCTACTTGACGACTGGCTGCCCCTAGATTGTTGAAGTACGGATGATCCTTGTCCTCTACGTATTTGTCTGGGTTGAATTGTGTTAGGCTGTCGAGGTTGAGTTTGTTGAGAAGGTACGACTTGCCTGATCCCGCTCCTCCTGCCATTATTACGGCTTTGGGTCGGTTGGTTTGTTCTGCCAATATTATATCTGATAGTTTCATTACTTTTTAATCTTGGTTGTGTTCTTCCTCTAGGGCTGTTAACTCTAATTCTAGTTTTTGGTTTAACCGACGGTTTATAAGGTATGTTATTATAAATAGGGCGGCGGACGTTCCAATTAAAGTAAGGCCACTGCCAACTGCTGTATCTAAAGTTCCAGTAGTTATTGTAGTTCCAACCGTACCAGTTATAGTTGTAATCCAAGAAATAGGATCTGTTGAAATCATAGGATCTATTAAAGTATTGACTACTGTAAGGGACTTGTATTGTATCTCCTGATTTATTAACTGCAAGTACGTGTTCAATATCATAACCTTTATTTTTTGTTATCAGAGTGTAACTCCCACAACTATATAAAGATAAGAAAATAAATACATATATCAAACTTTTTTTCATACTTTTACTGTAGTTGGGTAACTATTATAAATAGGTTCAGTATTTGGGTTTTCTAATTCGTATAATTTATAAATAAGTTTAAACAGTTCGAAATTTTTTTCAATCTCATCTATCTGTAGCAGCTTCCATCCTTTACCTTGTATAACTTTTTTCTGTTTTGACGGCCCTCTTGATTGTGCTTTTAGCCAAAGTATAGCAGTTCTATCAATCTTTATATCTCTACTCTCCTCAAGTCCTTTTGCGTAAGAGGCTAGTTGTAGATCATATGACTTATGTATACTGTTAGACGTTTTAATATCTATTAGCCACACTTCTCCGTTCATCTTACATACTATATCAGCTGTACCTGCAAACTTATGTTCGTCAGACCATACAAATTGTTCTGAAGATATAAGCTCTGGTTTGTAAGTTTTCCAAAAATCAGCAAACTTAAGTATCATCTCCCAAACTATCTGGGAGTATTTAGCTCTACCGTAATCATCCATCCAACTAACTTCTTTTCCTTCTACTAAGTCTTCAGCTGCTTCATGTACCTGAGTGCCTTCCTTACCTGCTTTACGCATAATAAGATCGGCGTTATGCCCAACGTCCTTCATCCATGTTTCGAAGAACTTATTCTTGGGCATGTATTGGAGTATAGTTGTTACGGACGGGTAATATACTCCTTCGCCTCTCTTATAGACTCTGCGGTCTAAAAAATTAATTTGCTTTAAATCAGGGTTAAAGTCAAGTCTTTTTTTCTCGTTTTGTTCGAGGATATTCATACCTTGTTTAATCATAGGTCTAGTTTGTGCAGCATTATACCTGAAATGTCAAGTTTCTGAGCTGATTGAATATGTTCGGTAAAAGGTTTAAAGCCCATTTCGGATGGGTCTTTATCGGGTAAGTCAACTAAGAATACTCTTTTACCTTGGTTAAGAAATTTTTCTCCTATCTCTAACGCTCTATTTTTTGCGTCAGTATCTAGGGCAATATAGATATCTTTTACTTTACTTGTAATAATTTTTTTATATAGTGAGGTTGATATACTTTTACCTAATAGAGGAATAGCGTTTCGTCTGATAGCCATTGCATCAAAAACGCCTTCACATAAGATGATTGGTTGATTCCAGTTTATTAGATTTTCAAAGAATATTATGTCTTTGCTTGTTTCTGGATTTTTGTACTTAAAATAGTTGCCATCATAAGATCGTGCAACAAAGAAGTTGAGTGTATTGGATTCAGAATAACTTGGGATAATAACTCGTCCTCCATAGTCTCCAGATGTGCAGTATCCAATGCTATATTTAATAAAATCATTATCGGAAAGTCCTCTTGCATATAAGTACCTTTTAATTAGATTTGCTGTAACTGAAGTAGGAGATGAATTATAAAGTGGTTGATACTCCTTGGGTAGTTCTATAATAGATAGTCCTTTAAATTCTATAAAAGAACCTTTTGGTAGATACTTTAAGATTTCAGATGCTTGATTTTTAGGAGTTTTAAGTTGATATAGTAGAGAACGAATAGTTCTTCCTCTTGTTTGACACACCCAACATTCCCAGAAGTTCTTGCCTTCTTCGTTGGTATGCATATTAATTTCTAACTTAGGTTTGCGATGATTACAAAAAGGACAATGAAAAGCATAATTATCTCTAGCTCTCTTATAACTTTTGCCCAATATGTTTTCAATGGATCCTAAAAGGAAAGTATAATCCATAACTCCAGTCCGTATCTTTAGGATAAGATAAGAACTAATTTTTTAATAGACAACTTATATTTCGTTATTTTGTAATAGATCTCCTATTGCAGCAGATACAGATTGGTAGAGTAGGGTTCTGTTATCAACATCTAAATAATCTTCTAATTTGTTAGTAATAGCTTCAGCTAATTTAATAACATCATTATCAGATAGGTTAAGTTCTTCTCTTAGAACATAATTTTTATTTTCGAGTATTATTTTAGATAACTTCATGATCTCAATTTAATTATTAACTTACGTCCATAGGATAGACTTCTGCGTCATATCCTTTTTTTCTTAAGGCATCTGCAATATCTTGAACTTCGTCTGAAAGATACATAGCCCTACGAGGTACTTCTAAACCTGTGATCTTTTTAATCATTTGAATTGCTTTATCTTCATCCTCTCTGCTTCTTTGCTTTTCTCCATTTATAGAAATAGAATAAAGAGTACTACCAGGGTCGGTATAAGTTAAAGTAATGCTTTTATTTTCCAATATGATATCTGTTAATTTCATTTTCCTTGTCCTCTATATAATTTTTTATAGTTGCGAGAAGTCTTTAACTTTGATGTTTTAGACTTGGCATGAACACCTGGTCTCTTTCTCTTAGGTTTATCTATATAATTACCAACTGTTAATCCTCTTGCCATATTTTAACAACTAAATCACCTGTTCCTTTAATTAAACGGTGATAGGTTTCTTTAGGTATAAATAGCTTATCTTTTAGTAACTCACGGGGTATATCGTTGTCTAATTGAAAAGACCAATCGTTATCGTGTATAGCTTGAACATACCTATCTTCTTTATCTCTATGCCAAACAAATTCAAATGAAGGAGTGTCTTGAGAGAACTCTCTTATTAAATAACCGTCTTCTTTTTTTTCAGAATAAGGTCTACCAGTAACCTGAGAAGTTTGATGATCCACCTAATGATTTCCAATAACGGCCTATATTACAAGACCAATAACCTGCTTTTGTTTTATCTTTCTTTTGAGCACATTTATGACGAGCTGCGAAAGACGCTCTAGCTCCTCTTTGCTTTAACTTAACTGAAAGACCAGTATCACCGAATGATACTTTTTTAACATTACCTTTCTTTGACTTAACGTAAACGTAGAACTTTTTAGATCCACCTCTTTTTGGTTTGTTAAGTGCAACTTTTTTACCTTTATATTCAGCTTCAGGAATATAATCTACAGATGCTTTAAGCATATCGAAACCATTATAGTCGAAAGTTTCATTCTGTAGGTTAACAGCTTTTCTAAAGTTCTCCATATTAATAGTACCGCCGATTGATTCGACAAGCTCTTTGACTAGATCATAATCGATCATTTCGTCTATACTCATAGCTTCGTCAATCGTATCCTCGTTTTCAATCATGTTATCAATCATGCAGCCTATTTCGAACAATGCATTATTGTGTTTGGGGGAAACCATAGGAAGATCTAAAGGAACTCTCATTCCATTATAATCTCCATATTCCCCTATATCTGTTGTCTCTAAAAGTTCAATATCTTCTTCGCTAAGTTCGATTTCTTCGTTTCTATGCGCTTCTCTTGCCTCTTTAAATAATTGTATAAAGGCATCAGAGTTATAACGGTAGACATGCTCATGCAATGATAGACCGTTATCTATATGATACTTTAAGGATGGGTATCCTAATACTTCTTTTAGTTTAATCATTGTTAAAATCTTTTCTATAAAACTTTCCTAAAATATTGTCGTTGATATACTGATGACTATATGTTTCAAGAACGTCATTTATAAATAGGTGCTTGCACTCATAATAAGTTAAAAGCTTTTTATTTGGAACAAAATCTAATATTCTTCTTTCGAAATCTTTTCTGAGATCTTTTGAATCTTTAACGAGTTGTTTTATCTTTGGATGAGATCCATAATAATCTTTCCAATCCGATTCGGTAACTACTTTTTGCTTTAAAGGGGTACGGCCTCCAATTCCTTTTGCTTTTCTTTCTTCTCTCAAAGCTTCTAATGCTCTTTTTCCTAATCTTTTATTTCTTTCGAAAAACAATACTTTCTTACCGAGGTATTTTAAGCCGGTAGGTTTATGAAAAACTTCATAAATAAATCCGTAAGTACCTTTTGGGAAGTCTAATATATCGTTGAAGATCCTACCCTGGAATGTCCAGGAAGGGTATGTCATTTCCATATAATTTGGTTTCTGCCGCTAGAGCTTAGATTTTAGCTCATCGATTTGTAACTGCTGTTCTTTAACTGCTTCAATCAATAACGCGACAATTTTTTCATAACGTACGGCTTTATATCCGTTTTCTCGATCAGTTACTAACTCAGGTAGCACTTTTTCGATTTCTTGAGCAATGACTCCTACATCATGCCCTTCGTTAGAATGAATACCTTCTATAGGTAACCAGTCAAACTCTACACCATTAATATAAGAAAGTTTTTGCAAAGGCTCTTTTATATTAGTAATATTTTCTTTTAATCTTTCGTCTGAAGAGTAGTAAGCAGTTATGTCGCCTGCTGCTCTTATTTCACCAGTAGTTGTTGATGGAGCTGTTCCTATACCTAAACAATGTGCTTGTAAGTGACTTGTAAATTGTGAAGTACCAGTTCCTGCTATTTGTAGTAAACCTGAGCCGGTTATATTACCAGAAGTTTTTAATAAAGAACTAGTTAGAAGAGTAGTAGCTGAGATATTGTCGAATGTTACATCACTAGTAGTCTGAAGATCTTTTACATTTACGTTTACATCATTAAGTTTTATTTGACCTTGTGCATCACCAACAGCTGATCCTGATACTGTTCCTCCTGCTCCTCCTGCTCCTTCTACTGCTGTAATCCTAGTACTAAACGAACCGCTAGCTACAGCAAACGATCCTGTTATTTCACTTTTATTAGCTTTATCAGTTGTTAAAGTTCCTACACTAGCTAGGTTTGTTGCAATACCAGCAGCAAGACTTGCTGAGGTAGATATAAATGAACCTGAAATAGAAGTAGCTGTAAGTGATCTTATTAATGTAGCGTTAACTCCTAAAGATCCTGATATTCCTGCTCCGGTTAAGGATCTAATTAATGTTGCATTATCGCCCAAAGACCCTGATACAGAAGCTGCGGTTAAGCCGCCGAATGAACCAGAAATAGAATCTGAATTAAGTGTTCTTATAAAAGCAGCGTTAGGTCCTAATGAACCTGAAATAGATCCTGATATTTGAACTGAAGAAGATATTAAGGTTTTACCATTCAAAGTATTGATAGCAGTCTCATGAGATGCACTAGCAGCTGTTAATGTAGTAATAGAGGTCTCATGTGAAGCACTTGCTGCTACAAGAGTATTAATTGAGGTTTCATGAGATGCACTTGCTGCTACAAGAGTATTAATTGAGGTTTCATGAGATGCACTAGCAGCTGTTAAGGTTGCAATTGGAGTAGCAAAAGAAGCTGATTGAGCTATTCTTACCCAATTTCCTCCGTGTGCATAGTAAGCTGAACCTGTTGCATGTACATGAGCAAACATACCGTGGTAGGTAGTGGCTGATGGTAAATCAGAGTATTCAGCAAAATGAAATCTAATCTTACTAGACATCCCAGTAGAGTCTATAGTATCGGTAATTGTTGCAGAGCCTGATACAGTTAAGCTACCAGATAGTACTTTTTGACCTACAACTGTTATATTTCCTTCTAATGTTTGAGAACCAGTAACTAGTAAGCTACCAGTTATTTGATGTGTATCGTTACTATCATCACCAAATATAGTTGAACCTGATTCAAATATAGTTGATGAAGAAATTATTTCTGTATTAAATTGCTGTGCAGTAATATCTCCGGTTACTAAAAGAGAACCGGTAACTGATGCAACTCCTGTAGTTGATGAACCGCTATAATCTATCCAATCAGGAAGTACATCTATTTGTTTTTGAGCTCCTGAACTCTCAGAAGTAAATAGAGATAATTGACCGGTAGTAGTATCTACCGAAGCGGAATTTACTAAATTCTTTAAGTTAGTATCCATCTCTGTTTGAGTAAGAGCGGAACCTTTTGCTAATCTAAGAGTTATCTGAGACATAATATTTTATTTTACATATCTAATTTTACTACAAATGTCATTTCTGTACTGTCAGACTTTGGTATTGGTTGACTAAATTTTGATACTGCTAATAATTCATTAGCATCATTATACAAACCAACAGTTGTAATATAAGGTTGAAAAGCACTTCCTGTAACGTTATTATGGAGTACTCCTTCTGACCCTGATATAGCTGATGGATGTTGAGTAAAGTTTAATTCATGATCCTTTACTTGACACCTAACATTATATGTATAAATAGGTTGAGTTGCTTTCCATTGCATATCTAAATCTTCTCTATAGTAATCTAATAGACTAGCCGAAGTAATAGTAACAATGCCGTGAGGGTATATAACGTCTCCAATTTTAAAACTACCAGTATCAGATATAACTGCAGCGCCTGATACAACTAAATTTCCTTCCCCATCATCTATAAACTCTCTTCCTCTACCTACTCTTAACATTTCTTCTGGTCTAGGAGTACCAATATAATCGTCATCACTATCTGTTAAACCATCCGAACCAGTTAAGATATAATCAGCTCCTCCGTTAGCTCCTTCAAAATATGAACCAGAGTACCCATCGCTTGCTTCAGCTCCTGAGATAAACATTATAAAGCTATTTGGCTGTATTGCTGTACCTACATATTTTCTTGGAATAGAAAAAACGTTTGATTTATCAGTAAGTTCTCTAAAACTAGATCTATAAGAACCGGTAGCTAGAGAAGACATTAAGTAGTTATCGTACGAACCTGACTGTAATTTTTGACCAGTTGCTAAAGATTCGGAAGTAAAATTTGAATAATATAATTGATATAAACTTCTATAACCTGTATACCTATTGTAGCTAGTGCCTGAATTACCTGTAAAGTTATGAAAAAAAGCTGGGTAGTAAGGAAGAGGGCTTGATTCAATATAAAAGCCATCTACGTTAAAAGTTTCAAATTCGTCTTCACCTGCTACTCTAAACGATTTATTAGCTTCATACGAAGTTACGTATACATCTTGTTTGTTTAGCTTTTTGTAGGCCCCCATTCATTAAAAATCAAGCTTTATTCGTACCAATGCTTCTTTAGTAAAGTCTTTGAGAAGCGGTCTAGATAGTTTAGCGGTTGCTAGTAGATCGTTATTATCATTATACAGCCCGACTGAAGTAGCGTAAGCTTGAGGGTTATTTACCATAACATCATGTTTAAGCTCTCCTGAACCTGTTGTATTAGAAGGATTGGAAGAATAATTAAATTCAGCGTTTCTTGCTCTTACAAATACAAAATTAGAAGAAATTGTTTCTTCTGAGTTCAATTTAAAAGAAGCTCCTTTTGCTATAGAATCGAATATTTTTTGAGATCCACTACCTTCAGTATTCATTGTACGTATAGTACCTAAATTAATACCTCCAGCTGAACCAGCTGATGAGCCATCTAATGCTTTTCCATTTAGAATTATTACACCGACATCCGGTAAGAAAAATCCATATGATCCATTAGAATTAGAATGACCTGTTGCGTTTACTCCTGTATATATTGTTCCTAAACTACCTGATACTACTTCGAATACTCGACCAGCATCATTAAAATTAGTTGTTGTAGCTACTTGACTATTATCAGTTAAATTTAGAAGTGCACCATCTCCATTAGTATCCGAGCCTGATAGTACTAAACTAAATGTACCGGGCAATAACTTTTCTTTATATCTTGCTCTATCTAAAGATATCACATAAAAATGTGAACCAGTTGCGTTACCAAAAATAAAATTACCTTCTTCATCTCCTAATACTAACGATCTATATTGACCATAGATAGTTTTAGAGGGCGAAGCTCCTGAGACAGCTAAATTAAAATGCAGTGAACCTGAACCTACTATGTCTCCATAAGCTACTGAAAATTGGACTGCAGCCGTAGCATCGTCAGATGCTGTTTGATATACATTATAGTAGTATGCTCCTGATGCTCCTGCTACTTGTGCAGAAGATGTAAAGAATGTAGATAGTGTTATAGCTGAATTACTCCATACTGGTGCGGTAACGGATTCAGCACTAATTACTATATCTTGTGGGTCAAATCTTTTAAACGACATCTTTTAAAAATTAATTAGTTTTAGTAATAGTAACAGGTAATGTAAGACGTGCACCAGAGTCTCTACCTATTACTGTTATAGTTGTTTGCAATTGTACTCTAGTTCCAAAAAGGGTATTTACAGCAGTTGCAGTTAGGTTAATAGAAGTTCCTATTACTGTTTTTGATACATTAGTACCTACTGTAGTGGTACTGTTAAGTCTTTCTGCCTCATCAGTATTAATACCTACTCCAGTAAATGAACTTAGAACTCTAGTATCTGCAATAGTAGCAGTATAGCCGTTTGCTTCAAAGCTAGTAGTAGCTCCTAAATAGTTTAGCGTTTGAGGGGTAATAGCTAAAGATGCTCCTTGTTTAAGAGTAATAGAGGCGAATCCGAGATCTAGTACTGGAAGTTTAGAAGTACCTCTTGGTAGAGTAGTTAGTTTGTACTTCATTATTTGATTTTCATCTGGAAAGGCTTCTAATAGCGGCATGTTTTCGATTGCTTCTCCATAAAAAGCAGAACCTGAGGGATGGCTCGGATTGTAGAGTGTGTAGTCGATCTCGTCATCTGCTAATGCAAATTGAGTGATCTTAAAAGAACCGTCCCCTCGTGCTAGTAATTCTCTACCTTTTTTAGTGAGAATCGCATCTACGGTTACTACAGAGTTATTTAAATATCCCATTTCTTTATGTGTGTTTGTTATAAATATCTATAATAATTAAAATAAATTTGTTTCATGTTATGATGATGGTGATGTACTTGGTGTAATAGATGGTGTAACCGAAATGCTGGGTGTAGCAGATGGGGTTACTGAAACAGTAATTGATGGGGTTGCTGTCGTAGAGGGAGTAACTGATGGTGTAGCAGATACTGATATGGTTGGGCTAGGAGTTGGAGTAGGATCAATAACTAAGTTAGCTGATCTTGCTATGACTAATCCTGCGTTATCTGTAGTAATTACTGCTCCAGATTCCAAGTTAAATATTTTACTATTTACTAATCTACTATATCTGTTTATATTATTATCGTAATTATATAAGTAATGACCTACCTGCGGTACACTTGAAAATGAAGATTCACTAGCAGATGAACTAATAATTTTATTACTATCAAAATTAAAGTAAATTTGTTCTATTACCCTTTCTTGTGGGCTAATAGCAACAATAGTAGCATTATCAGCATCGTCATTGTGAATTGAACCACCAAATCTTAAGAAAGACATACCAGGATCGTCTCCTACAACGCTACCGCTAGTTAACTTAGTTCCATCATATCTAGCATTTATTAATCCTGAGTCTGAATAATTTGAATCTTGTAGATTAGCTTTTATAGCAGCGCGATTTAATATAGCTTCGAAATTAGTTGGATTTATCTGAGATTCATTTCTATCAACTACAAATTGAAACGAATTAGGTTCTAGTTGAGTAGCATTACTTATTAAAGGTTCAAAATCAGAATTAGTAAACGATCCAACTATAAACGGGTCTACTAACACTGCTTCATTTAGCGAACCTGTTGGTATATTAGAATATGAACCATTTTGATCAGACAAAAATGATCCACTTACATTAGTAAAACTTTCACTGACAAATGTAGTATCATCTCCTATAACTAACTCTGAATTATTAATGTAACTAGATTCTTCAAACTGGATAAAATAGTATCCACTTTTTCTTGTTTTTTGAGATACGTCGAATACTACTTTATCTACTCCTTCAGCCTTATCTTTCTTATTAATAGTAAATTCAGTAAGCTGCTGTAAAGAGTTTTCAATATCAATATTATTAGCACTTTCAAATGGAATACAAGCACCTATAACAGTGAAGTTACCGCTATTGGCTATAGACTGAGAGTATAATAAGTTAATGGTCCCGTCTTGAGGTTTTGTATTCGAAAATTGAAATATACTTATTGGCATAACTTTTATCTATCGTTATGAGTTAAAATATTATTTGCATAGTAAACATCATCAGTTTCTACATTTAAACTGTATATATTTATAAAGTTATCTTCAACATCAATTGAAGTTATTGTAACCTCATTTAAGTTTATATCTTGAAAAATATCTCCTACTTGTACTTGGTGTGCCCGTACTACTAACCATAGTCCGTTTCTTTTTACAACATGGTTGTGCTTACGAGTTGTAAGGAGCGCACCATTATTAAAATTATATATACCTCTAGTAGGAGTAGTAAAAAGTGTTGTAACTAAAGCAGTACTATAAGTACCATCAATATTATCTGAGCTCCAAGAGTATAAAGCTTCTTTACCTTCGTCTGAATCTGGTAAACCAGATATATTTCTAGAAAGGACAGGGTCCCCTATTTCTAAATTCTCTACAGCTACTGAAGAGCTTAAAGAGGTTGCGATCATGGTTCCTTCTACAACACTCAGTGTATCACACTCCGCCTGTGGATATGCTGCTGCTGAATATATCCAACAGGTGTCCTCAGACATATCCCCGTCACTAAAGAAACCAGACGAAATTTGACCAGAGCCTCCAGCGCTAGTATATAGTGTGGTAGAGGTTCCTATGTAAGACCCATAAAAGTAAACTGTAGTAGGGGAAGCAGAAGCACATGCTTGGATACAATTGGATGAACCTACCCCAAATATAGTATCTGAGTTCCTAGGTACAGGACTGTTAGGTGGGGTACTAGGTGGTGTTCTACTAGGTGATATACTAATAGATGGTGTTCTAGTAGGTGATACAGGTGGTGTCTCTGATGGTGTTCTAGATGGTGTTGCACTGTTAGGTGGTGAATTCGGTGGTGAATTCGGTGGGCTGTTGGGTGGGCTATTAGGAGGTGTTCTACTAGGTGTTCTAGTAGGCGATACTCCGGGTGTAACTGATATAGATGGAGTGATAGATATAGATGGAGTTACACTAATAGATGGTGTTCTACTAGGAGTTACAGTTACGGTGGGAGTTACACTAATACTGACTGTTGTTGTTGGTGTTATAGATGGTGTTGCACTAGTACTGGGAGTGATTGATATAGTAGGAGTAACGGTTGCGGTTACCGATGGGGTAACAGATGGAGTCACTGATATTGTAGGGGTTAGTGATGGGGTAGCACTCCGGGTAACTGTTGGGGTTGGGGAGGGGGAGGGCGGTATATAGGTAAATGAATTTGTACAGTTACTTACGCTCTGAAAGATAAATGTATCGTTTCCTGAAGCTGCACTTATGGTAAGTCCAATTCCAGCATTTAGATTAGCTGTAGATACTACATCTGTAAACGTTACTCCGTCTACTACAATATTTTCTAGTTTTGAATCAGTATTGTCAGAAGGATCGTGTATAAGGAAACCTGAAAGCGTTCCTGCTCGAGTTGCATTATCTTTAGTTCCTAAGTATACCTCAAAAGGACCTGCATCGGATATATTTCCGAGTATATTATTTCTTGCTCCTCTAACTAAGTAAACTGCCATTTAAATTTTTATATAAATATTAATATATGAAATTAATCTTTTATTTACTACTATACTTATCATGGAAAAAAGGTCTCTACAGTAAATGGACAAATAAACGAAGCATCAAAATTTTCTATATTAAATAAAAGATTCAATCCAGATTCTTTTGTAAACTCATTTCCTGAAGATAAACTTTGACTAGATGCAATTATTGTGCTACCATCAAATTCTCCGTCTAATTTAGCTATTTCAAAATTATGATAATTCAGCAGCGCTGATCCTGAAGGAGTTAGTAGGGTTTTAACATATGAAGTACTACCACTAAATGGTGTATCAAATGCTCCTCCATCAGCTCCTGTAAAAGTTCCAATCGATTTACTACCAGTATGAACCGGTTGAGTCAATGAACCCGAAACTTGTTTTGCTTTACTTCTGTTTAATGTATTAGGTTTTACAATAATTCCTACTGAAGCGTTAGATCTTGCAGGTATATAATCTTTTATAGACTTAAATAAAGTATTATCAAAAAATCTTATTAAATTAACAAAGTCTCTTATATCATATCTACTATTTGTAGCTGTATAAGTATCAATTAGACCTTGAAGACCTGTGTATTTAGATTCAAATTCATCGCTAGGAGCACCAATATAATCATCTATATTTAGCCCACCTGCAGCTGAAGCTGAGTTGTATATTTGTATATTTTCATTATCAGCGGTTGAAAAACCTACTTCTAAAGTATGCCTAGTTTTTGATCTTTTAACTCCTGCTTTTACTATAGTAACATCTGGAGAAAGAGTATTTCCTTCAACTTTAGATCCTGTGAATTGAACGTATATATTATCTAGTGAAGATGAAACTAAAGCTAATGAACTTGTTATATTTTCTTCTGGAGAAAGGTAAACAGTGTCCGCAGTAGCAAATTCGTTAGGAGCTTCTTGATTACCGTGTAATCTAATAGTTAATATATCTGATGGAACTCCATAGCAATTTATTAATGCTCTTAAACCTCTTTCGGTTCCTTTAGATTTTACTAGATAAGGTAAATTGTGATACAGTCTTTTATAAACTTCTTGAGCATAAGACTGCTTAGGCATTGGCTGTAAATAGGCATTACTGCCTGCTGAAGCAGTCACATGAGTTGCTGCTGCATTAGAGCTACCTGAAGTATAAGCTTGACCTGTAAAGTAGCTAAATAGATTTTCTAATGATTCATTACTTGAATATAGTTTTACTCCAAAACTTCTTAATGCGTCCCCTACTAAATCCTTAGATATCCCAAAATTTAATCTATTATCATTATCATATTTATCAGTCAATGCTTTTTGATAAACCCATATATTATCAAAATGCTGACCAAGCATAAATATAAAAGTAAGCAGTTGATCATTATCAGCGTCTTCTCTTATAAAAGATGGTATAGCGTTAGTTAAAGAACTAAAATTAGAGGTATCAAAATTAGATGCTGAAGTTATATTATCATTAAACCATGTTGTAGTTGAAGCCTGACTACTACTAACTAAAGTATATGGTCTAGAAGTGTTAGATTTAGGCCAAGAATAAGACCCACTTTCATAGTATAAAAATCTATCGTAGTGATCAAAATTATTAATAACTCCAGTTATTAAAGATTCAAATTGATCTATACTTCCTGTTATTTCTAAATTATTAGCACTTTGAGATTCTAAACTTGCTATACTGCCACTATACGATTCTATTAACTGTAGTTTATATTTAAAGTTCCTAAGTCTTTCTTCAGCAGAGCCAAAGTGAATAAATTCATTATAGTCACTGTGGTCTATACTGACTATAGAGCCGCTTTCATTAGTTAATGACATCAACTCATAGAATGAGCTAGATACTGGATAGCTAAATAATTCGTTTAGGTTGAAGAAAGGACTAGGAGTACCAGTTAAATCTTCAGTATCTATATCAAAATTAGGTCCGGCTAGTTTAGGAAATATTACTTCTTCCGGTATTACTTCTCCTTGTACTTCGTATGCTAAGGAGTCGCTTATAAACTCTACTATGCTACATGTATCTCTGGTACTAAAAGAGTCTGGTAAAGGATCGTATAGTTTTACTAGTACTGCTCTTTTACCTCTATATTCTTCAGTAGAGATATTAATTGCAACTACATGGTTATTATTAAGAAAGTTTAGTTTAAAGTCACTAAAATAAGAATCACCGTCTAGGGCATTTCTAATTCCTTGAGCAGTTTGAAGAACAAACTCATTAGGTAACTGAGTTGTTAATAATCTAATTTCTTTCCTATCTCTTGAAATAGATTCAATATAAAATAAAGGATTTTTATTAGTAGGGCTAAACAGATTATTAATAAAATTATATACTAATCTTATCCCGCCTGAGTTATATCCTAATGTTATTGAATCTTGAACAGGGTCTACGTTGATGGTAGATTCGCCTGACTTACCAGCTCCTGCTGCAGTTTGTAAAAAAGAATAACCTTTGTAGCTATAATCAGATTTTAATAAAGTACCTGTTTGACTATAAGCATGGAGCTCTATAGAGTTATTATTAACAGAAAAGGTATTATTTACTTTGAAATCTCCAAAGAGCAGAACATCTTTAGGTTCAAATCTTTGAATATCGGTAACCTGTTCTGGAAATAGAGGAAGTACTTTAAAATCTATTTTAGCCATCCGTATTTGTACTTATGTTTTGTAATTGTAATTCTAATATAGTTTCTTGATTATCTACTAATTGAGCTCTTAAATTTGTTATTTCGTCTAATAGAGGCTGTATTCTTTCATTGTCCTCTTCAAAGTCTACTAATTCTAAACTTTTTCTTATTAGGTATTCATGAGATGTATTACTATTTCTCAAGGGTATTTCAAAATACAATTTGTTATATAGTCTGAATAGCTCACTTACAGTATCATTATCTTCTAAATCTTCAGGAGGAGTAAAAAATTTGAAATCTCTATCTATGACATCATCAAATTCAGGTTTATTAAATACTGTTTTTTGTATTTTAATTTCAGCCATTTTTTACTACTTTAAAAATATTATCATTATCTATAATTACATCACTTCCATCTAGAGAAGAGCTTATTAATACTTTGTAATATCTTTCTGGTTCAAGATTAGATAAGTATAAATCAAAGAAACTTCCATTAGAATCACAACTTAACTTAGTAAAAGTAGTATCAAAATCAATTATTTTTTCCCCTGTAAATTCATCCTGTATTGCATAAAAACTACCTGAAGGCATAGCAAAGTTAGTTTTATATATAGATCCAGTACTAAAAGTTCTAGTAGGGTACTTAGGTTTGCTAGTTACTCTAAATCGCTTTTTGCCAGAGTTTATATACTCTCCTGAGTTATTATTTATATCTATAGTAGCTTTATCAGTATCTAAAATACTATTACTTCCTGTGTTGAAGGAAGAGTCATCCCATTTAAATTCTAAATAGGGTCTATAGATTGTATTTGTATTTTCAGAGAAATACTGAAGTTTCAAAGATGAAGTAGTTTCAAATTCAAGATCATCATCTAATTTTATTACAAACCCGTTGTTAGAAATAGAAGAAGAATAGTGCAATTTAACTGCTTCTGTAACGTTTATTTCTAAATCTTTAGAATCAGAGTATATAAAAGAAGAGGTTGTTTCTAATTCTACATTATTTGAGCCAGTAAACCAAACCCCTCCTCCGATTAAACTACCTGAGTAAGAACCAGTAGTATTTGCTGCTAGTACTGATAGTTGCCAGGCGTCACTTCTATTTTTATTTCTATGCTTCCAAGTTACTCCTGACCTATCGGTGGGTATGTCATCAATTTTTCCAACACCTTTTGTAAATGATTGAGCAAGTGGCCAGGCATACACAGATACAGTTTCTGCTAATTCAGTTGCATCTGCTAGAGAATAATTAATGCTTGAAGAAAAAGCACTTCCTACTACATTATCTAACGTAGAAACTATTTCAGTATGTTTAAATTTTACTAAAATACGTGATGATTCTCCTTTTAAAATTTTATTGGGAAAGCTAGCTAGTTCTACTATTTCGTCTATACCAGCGTTTGATTCTGATTTAAACGTGGTAATAAAAGTATCTGCTTCTGGATATAGTCTGTATACTGCCATTTTATACTGTTATTATTCTTCCTTTAATATCTGTATCAGGAAATTTAACTTCAAAGAAGCAAGGGTCATATGAAGGATATACTACATTATTTCTTGTAGCACCTTTAATATCATACCCAAATTCAGAGTAGTTATCTCCTACTTTATTAATTATTTCTAATTTTTGTACTGTCTGTACTCCTTTCACTCTATCTAGTACAGTAGTTATTCTAGCTAAGTTTATAGGTTGATTTATGTTTCTATTAGCTGTAATAAAATATTCTTTTATTCTCTGAATGCAATCAAGTAGAACTTGCCTGCCTGTAAAACTAGGAAGGGCTAATACTTCGAAATTTATTCCTATGTTAACTATAAATGCGTCTTTTATATTTAAACTATCAGATATCATCATATACTGCGATAGATAGTTCTTAAGGTTTCTTTTTAGATTGTCAGTCGAATAACTAAGCTTTTTATTATTATCGTATGCTAATACGTATAGCGATAAAGAAAATGGATTATCACTTACAAAATTAGTATTTGCTTCGGTTGCTGTAGCTTCGTCTTTAGTCACAAAAGTTTTAGCTACTGTACCGAATCTAGGGGGAAGAGATTGTGCTCTAACATTATAATCTTGTAGGGTAACAGCCCTTCCTTGCTCATTAAAAGATCTTAAAGAGTTTTCTCTTATTTCCTGCACTGTATCTCCGTCTTTACCCCCAGTTGCAGGAAGTGGGTTATTAAACGATAGTGTACCTTGATATGTTGTATCGGCAGCAGTTGATGTAACTGATGATTGTTGAGTTATAGTGTTAGCTGGAACGTTAGCGTTAATACCTCCTCCTTTTAGGTACTTGATAGTTAATGTAGTGTTTGAAGGAGCTAAACCATAAGTTCTAGTAAAAAGAAAATTTGAAGGGTCATAAGAGTGGTCTATTCTTGATACTCCATCTGCGTTACCAATACCTACATTAGTAGGGTCAGGTATTATTACTGAGTCATCAGATTCACTTATTCCTGCTCCAAATTGAATTAAAAGATTACCTGCTGAATTAAATCTAGTTACAAATCTATAAGGAACTTTTTTCAAAGTTAATTTAGTTTTTACTGTATCGTCAGCATCGGTATTAGCGGTTTCGTCATATACAGTTTCTTGACCTAAATAAGGAACTTCTGTATAAATGTTACCTCCAGAGTCAGTTATAGAGAGTATTCCGATTATATCTAGATCGTCAACTGTAATAGTTTTAAATTTTTCTGCTGTTCCTATTACTTCAGTAGAGGTAATAACCTCTCCAGAGAATGCTTTTGCTTTCTTTTTTAATGTATACTCTGCTGGGTTACCTCCAGCTATAGAAGCTACAGTAATAGTAGTGGGGTCAAAAGAACTAGAGAAACTAAAGTCTATCGACTGGTCTATTAAAAATGCTGGTTGTCCTGAGGTAGTAGCCTTGAGTTGTGCGTTTGATGAGATTAATAATGCTTGGTTAAAATTAGGTTCATAATCAGTTCCTGTTGAAGCTACATTTTGGGTAATATCTACATCAACTTCTGATACAGTAGTTATCTTAGGTCTATAGCCAAGTGTGTATGCTAGTGAGTATAGGTTTTCAGGATTTTTTGCATGTTGTACAAAAGTTTCTTGTAGTTGTGTGTCAGAATAAAACGAAAGTACATCACCTACATATGCTGCCATTTCTATAAACATCATGCCTGGTGAGGTAGGAGAAAAGTCATTAAAGGTGTCAGGAAAGTAGTTTTTAGCAAATTCAACTAATGAATTTCTAAAATCATTAAAATCTCTGTTTATATATTTTATATCTCTTACTTCTTTCATTATAGTTCAAAATTAATAGCTAACGTATCCTCTATGCCTGTGTCTTGAATTTGATATCTCATACTAAATGTAACTGTATTAGTATCAGGTGTACCTACTGTGCTTAATTTTATAGGTACTACAGCAGGAAAATTATTCCTTAAAGAATCTCTAATTTCTCCATCTATAGCATCTACGTTTTCTTTATCTATATTTTCAAATAATAAATTTCTTAATCCTGTACCAAAAGTAGGATTTAAAAATCTTTCTCCTTTACCAGTCAGAAAAAAATTTATTAAATTATTCTTTATAGCATCTCTAGTAGTAAAAGTAGAATTAAATACCCCAACCCCTGTAAAGGGTAAGGAGACTCCTATAGCTTTACGAGGCTGTCTATCTAACGGATTAATTTTTTTTGCTTCAAACGCCATTATACTGGTAATCTACTTTTATCTTTTTTATATGAAGCGTCTAATACGCTTTTTGCTTTGCTTACAAAGTCCAGTTTACTTATATCTATTCCCGGCATAGGGCCGCTGTTTTCAGTCAATCCCATTTGGTTAGCTAGTGTACTAGTAGCTGCTGCTCCTGGAGTAGGAGCTTGAGCATTTACTATTTGTTTAAAATCGTTACTAGTCATTTCTCCTGCCGTTTGATTTAACATTTCTTCTAAAGGTACAGTTCCTGTGTTAATCTTGCCTGTAGACCAGGTTTGTTTTAAATCTTTTTGTACAACTGGTTTGTATTCGTTAAACTTTTGTACATTAGTAGAAGTAGGTTCACTGGCAGCTTTTACGGCTTCAGTAAGCATATCTTGAAGCTCTTCTTTTATAGCTGCTTTTACTTCTTCTCTTATTACTTTTCGTAATGTATCTAGTTTCATAATAATAAATATCTAATAATTAAAGTATTGAAAGCTGAGTATCTAATCTTACTCTGATATCAGCTAAAATAGTTTTTGCTTTTGTTGTAAAAGTAGGAGGAGATTTTAATACAGTAACTCCTTCTAATGTCTGCGCAACTCCAAATCTTCTTGCTGCGACTGCTGGTGAAGTTGGGTCTTCTTCTACTTTTAAAATATAAATGTTACCGTCTATTGCTTCGTATAACTCTGAGTTAGTATCTGGTAAGTTAACACCTGATCCTGCAAGACCATCTAGAGGTAATCCGTCTGGTCCTAAGTTAAGACCGTCACCGTCTCCTGCATTTTTATTGTCACCATCTACAGTCCCAAAACTATCCTCTATTCTTCTTCTTCGTAGTCTAGACTTTACTCCATCGGGAATGAACTCTTCTATGGCGTAATCCTCTACCAACTCTAGCATTTCTTGAGATGCTGAATCAAAAGCTTGTCCGTCATCTTCACCGTCTAGCATTAACTCTAAAGAATTAGCCATTGATGTAAGTATACCTCCATATTCATCTAATAAATCTTGATTTATTGCTCCTACGTCTTCTCCCGAAACTAAAGAATCAGCATATGCTTCGTTTAAAGCACAAAAAGAGTCCGCAAAAGATAATAGATCATTCATTCTATCTGTAATTAATGAAAATGCGTCTATTTGGGCTTGTACAGTATCTACTCCGGCTTTAATGGATTCAGCTAGATTTATTGCTTTTGCAACATACTCCTGTAGGGTTTCAATTATAGCTTGAAGTTTCAAAGGAACTGAGATAGTAATACCTATTCCAGGAGGAATAGAGGTGGGTATAGGTAGGTTTATTATAACATTTACTATCTTTAACAGTTTAGTAATAGCGCCTAATACTTTGCCTGCAGTTTGTGTTAATTTGTTTGCAACATCTCCTACTCCGTTTATAAAATCTGCTACTTGCTCTGTTCCCTTAGCTATGTCTGAGGTATCGTCACATAGGGAGGGTGATAATCTTTGTAATACCAGTGCAGTAGCACTTTGAATAGCTCTTTGCTTAAACTTACGTATAAGTATTTTATAAGCCAGCCTAGCTTTATTCTTTATAACTCCTTTTAGTTTACCTAGTTGGGAGTTGATATGCTCTTTGAGTTTATCTTCTTCTATTTTAATGAATGTAGCCATTACTCAACAAATACTTTTTTAGAGTTTAAATCAGTTCTAACTCTAGTTTCTATTCCCTCTACAAGTTCTTTAACTGATTCTGCTGCGTTAATAACTCCTGGTATCCATATATCAGGTCTTCTGACTGCACTTAATCCTCCGATTAGTTCAGTTAAAGCATCTAAAATTTCTAAAAAAATAGTTTCGGCATGACCACCTAATACTGCAGGCTGTTGTAAGCTTTCTGCTGATCCTACTCTCAAAGGAGCATTTCTTAATTTAAATGCCAGATTACCTAAATATATTTTTTTAGAATCTAGCACTATTCTATCAGTTCCGTCTAGATGCACATTAGATGAGTTTATAGCTACGTTTTCTTTACCGGATAAAAGTATGCTTTCTTCTCTGGCATTTAATACTATACGGTCTGATTGTATTATGGCTTGAGCACCTCTATATAAATCAGTATTTAAAGGTCCAAAATTTAGATATGAACCTCTTTCTTCATTAGCAGGAATCAATGGTATAATATGATCAGATGTTAAGTATATAGATGTACGGTCGTTATTTATATCTTCAACTTGCGGTGTGTACCCGTCCGCAAGAAAATCAGCTAGCTCTTGAGGAATGTCAATTTTACTTTCTTTTTGTCCGTTTCTTATTATAGTCAAAGCTTTACCGTTATTTTGACTATTAACTAAAGGTTGTTGATTTGCTCTAACACCTGTCATTCTAATAGATTGACCATGTCTACCTTCTATTAATACATCCCCCATAAAAGGAAGCATAGGGTATATATCTCCTCTTTCAATTACTCCTGGTCCTGGGTTGGGATCTCCTTCTCTTAATCCTGGATCTGGGTGAGCGTTATAATGAGGGTGATTCCATATGGCTAAAGAAGACCCATAGTATATTTTTGTTGAATCTGCTATATCGACAACGTCTTGTGCTTTGGGTCCTACGAAAAGCTGTACTACTTCACCTGCTAGAGGAAAAGACATAATATTACGATCGATAGGGTAAGCTAAATCTAAAGATCTTAAATCACCTTCTTTACCGGATGAGTCTAAAAGTCTATACCTAATAGCTCCTATATCACCATAAGATTTAAAGAAGGGATGGGATTCGTCTGTAACCACATCCACAACTCTAGCTATTGATGCTAAAATCTTATTATCTGACATATTATTCCTCTTGTTTAGGTTCTTCTTTTACCTCTTTTTCGATTTCTTGAGATTCTTCTAGAAGATCCTGCAATTCAGAGAAGTCAAACATTTCACTCCCATCTCCTTTAGTTTGTGCTGTTTCTATGCGTTGAACTATAGTCGCTAACTTAATCAATGCTTCATCGTTCTTTACTCCTATCTCCATATACTCTTTTATCATAGGGACGATTAAAGTAGCATCTCCTATATTTTCTATAAGAGGTTTTAGTTCACCTATTAATGCTTTTACTTGAGCTCTAGTACTAGTTGAGTTATCATGTATTTCTCCAAAGAGATCAGATAGAGTCTTTCCGTTAAATATTTCTTTATCTAAACTCATAATTTTAATTATAAATAGTAACTTACTTATTATTTAAGTTAGGTACTAGAACTCCTCTTTCATATAATTCAAGGTATCCTTCATAGAAATCCTTTTTAAGTGTAGATATAACCCTTGTAAGTTGAGGAGTTTCGCAATCTGTCATTTCTCTTATATAGATATAAAGAGCTTTCTTTTTAAAAATCTCTAAATCACTCCTCTTTTTAAAAATGGTAAGTATAGCATCAGCTATTTTTCTTTCAGATTCTTTGAAAAACAATTCTTCTAACTTTTCATACGTTAAGTCTACCCAAATATCTATGTAGTTTCCTAGAGATATAGCTTCATCGTAGTCTAACTTATGTTCTCCTACTATCATATAAGAGGGGACGTTTAGAGCAAAGCTATCTGGTGTAGATTCGGTCTGGGTGAGCTTTTTATAGTTCTTATTATTGTAGTTAATAAGCCATCTTTTTACTATAGTACCAAAATAAGAGTATGCTTTAGCTCCATTAGTAGGGTCAAACTTCATAATCTTTTCTTCTAGTAATACAGTTACTACTTCATGCTTAAGATCTTCGATTTGTTCGACATCTGTGTAGTAAAACTTAAAGGTATGTATAATATTTTCTGCTAACTTATAGAATGGAAGGTAAATATGTTCTGTAAATACCTTATTCCTATATTCGTTGTCTGTGGAGCTATTGTATTTTTTTATATACTCTTCTGTCTCTGAAGTAAAATAATTAGCTTTGGATTTCTTCCTTGCCATATGTCGAGGGTAGCTTAAACTTGTTAAGCTCATTTTGTACTGTTTTTATACTATTAAAAAACGTACCTATTTCGTCGTCTGACTGAAAGACCCCTCGTTCGTCAAGTTTTTTAAGGTACTGATCGCTTTCTTCTACTAAAGAAGAGAGGTTTTGAAGATATTTTGTTTGATCTTCTATAATATCTTCGTATAACTCTGCTTTTTTAAGAAGGTTATTTATAATATAAAGAAGAATAATTATAAAAGCAACTAAAAAGACAATTATTCCGGAAAAAAGTAATGGATTAATGGTCATCTATAGGTTTTTTAGCATTTTTGAAAGACTTTCCGAAGAATTGACGGCTTTTCCTGAACTAGAAGTGGTTTTTTGGCGTCTAGGCTTGGTAGTCCCACCGTTTTTCTTCCAAATATCGTATTCGACCTTAGAGGCTAGGTAGTCTGCACTGTGGAGTACGCTAACAATAGAGGTTTTCTGTCTTGAACTCTCTTGATGACTGAAGAAGTAAGCTTCATTAGCTTTATCAAACACTCCATCGTGTAGTCTGATGCCTAACCACTCTTTTTGACTAACCTTTAACCCGAACTTCTGTAGTATGTACAGTGATCTATCGGGAATGAGCATAAAATCTAAGTCTGAGTTGTAAGTATACATCTCTGATAGTTTATCCTGACGCCATTTATCGGTCTGAGGTTGATAGTTCTCTTTATCTCCATCACCTAGCTTACCTAAATCATGGAATAAAGCGGCAAAGACAAGTTCTTCTTCGGTGTAATCTACTGTTCCACCCATCTCTTGATATAACCTAGACTGCTTTACCGCATATTCCACAACTCTATTAACATGATCGACGTATCCCCCAGCAAAAGCATTATGATGCCAAGTTTTACCACTAGCAGGAGCCATTACGTAAGTTTCCTCAATGTGAGAAATAAGTTTCTTCACCGAGTCTTTACGATCTCCTATGTAAGTATCTACTATTTTGAGATGCTTCTCGAAATTACTTTGAATCTGTTCGGCCGATAATGACATATTAATTATTTAATTGATTATTTTTATATATCTATATACTTATATATTATTATTAATTATATCTATATATATTTTATATATAATATTGTTAAGATAATAATAATTTTTCTAAAAAGCAACTAAATTAACTGTTTTCTGTTAGAAAATTTTTTAATATACGTCCAATACCTATTTTCAAAAATAATTCTATCCGGTAAAACCTCATCTACTGCTTTCATAACTCCGGGCCACCACTGTAAGTAGTCGTCACCTATTATAGCTCCTCCTATTTTAACTTTAGGTAACCATACCTGTATATCGTTTTTAACTGATTTATAGTCATGTACCATATCAATTATTACTAAATCTATAGAATTGACTTTAAATTGAGTAGAAAGCTCTGTTGCATCCCCCATAAGAGGTGTATAATCTCTACCCTGCATATTTTCTTTAAACTCTTGGTAAAAATTTTCTTTTTTCCTACTATCTGTCCATAAATCTATAATATATACAAAATGTGAATCATCTGCTTCATCGCATAAAAAAGCCGAAGATCTTCCAAATTTAGCTCCACACTCAACTATAGTACCCTCTGTAGGTACCTGTTCAATAAAATGACGATAAGTACTTACTCCTGCATCGTCAAACCAACCATCTATGTCTAAAAAATGCTTCAAAAGGGAAAATGGGCGTATTGTTCAAATAAAAGCGTTAGCTCGCCGCGCGAAACGCGCAAGTTGTCCCGCGATTTATTCATAAGTTTGTACGTTTGATTCCATCTTATAAGGATCTCCTATACGCTTAACAACGGATTTAGCTTCTTGAACAGAGATATTAAAGAACTCTTTCTTTTTATTTACTCTAAAACCATTTCTTTCAAGATATCTATGTACCTGTTTCTCTACATCATGAGCATTAAAGCAAGGAAAAGCCCATTCGACAACGAAGTCTACTGCTACACCGGTAGCAGAATTAATCTGTTTAACTCTATCGGAAGGTTTATTCTTAGTAAAGCCTATCTTACATAGACCAGGCATTGTAGGATTAGTAAGAACATATACCCATTGACAGCCAGTCATACCTTTCGGTATCTGAATCTCTTTAGGTCTATTAGTGTAGTATGTAACGTCTTCCCAATCATCTCCTTGGGTACTGGGAGTAAGAGTAAAGTAAGTAGCATCAGTATCAGTTTGATCTTCAGAGACTTTGATTAACCCTTGAGCATATTCTTCGGTAATTCTTTTAACTGCCATAACCTTTATTTTATTTATACTTAAATATACGAAAAAATAAGTAACTACGCAACTACCTCTATATCTTTTTCCAACAGATCTTGGTATTTCTTTATAGTAGCACATTTTTCATACTCTTCTCTTTTTTCAAAGTAGTAAAGTAAAACGTTTAGACCGTTGAATACATCATCTTTTTCGAAAGACTTAGCTATAGTATATTTAGTTTCGAACTTAGTACTATCTATTCTGTTAAGGTACCCGAATAGTTTATTAAAAAATTGATTTCTAACGTTAAATCTAACGTCTCTATACTGTTTACCAAAATGCTTTAGATGCATTAGGTCCATTGTATGATAGTTTTCTATACCTCTGAGGACCATACCCATAAGAACAAAAGGATTATCTAAGAGCTCTTCCATATTGTGCTCTTTGTAAACCTCTTCATCTCCTTTTTCAAAGATAGAGAATAGCGTATGTGGGTCTAAAGGTTGCATCTATATATAAATATTCGTACATTATAGTATATGAACTAAAAACCTATATACCGAAAATTTTGCCGAATTTTTTTCTTAAGGTTTCGTTGGAAAATACCAAAAAAGTTCTTATATTATTACTATAACAAGATTATATATGTTTAACCCTGAATTCGTTATGGCACTATTAAGTTTTACTGTAGTGATGGTGCTATTCAATTTAGTCAAAGATATGTTTCTGATACCATATCTAAAGGTTACTGACAAGAGTACTATAGATAAGATAAATAAAAGATGGTATATCAGCTTCTTTATTGGTACGCTCTTACTTTTTATTTTATACGGAAGAGCAGGACCTTAATCATGTATAAGTTAGGAGATTACTTAGTGTTAATAGTTCTCATATTTTTACTCATGTGGATGGCTTCTTATACACCTAGTTAACAATATATAAATATATATTACTATATACCTAAAATCTAGCATCTCGTTGCTAATAGGTATGGCAAAATCACGCAGGCTACCAACCACTTAGGGAACTATACTGTCACTGTTATATCACCCTTAGGTCAAACTGCCTGCCGGAGTCCGGAAGGATAGGAGTGGATCTATAGAAGGGTTGTAAGTTGGAAGGCTAGCCATAGAGCTATCACCATTAGTAACGGCCTCTCTATATACCTCTCAGTAAATGCTATTATCTTTTCCATATGTAGATCTTATTTAGAGGCTAATATAGACTGAGTTGTCTTATATAATAGTACTGATAGATCCTCTACCATAGATACTGTAACGTTATCATCCTTAGATACATCTGTTATTAGACCATCATATAGATAACCATCAAACAATCCATATAGATGATTAACCGTATCATAGTCCTCTCTAGGCATCACCTTAATGATATCTA